CAAGGCATATTAAAAATTCATTTGCTTTCATATTTTATATTTTTAAGGGGAGAAGAAATTAATCAACTCCCCTTGGCACTAAGGTAGCGATTCTCTGCGCCTATAATTTAAACCCGATAAGAGCAAAGGCTGCGCTTATCAATGATAGCTTAGCAGGTAATTTTACCTCTATCTCCTTTCCAGCACATTCGCGGCTTGTTTCCTTAATTTTGTCCCAAATGATTTGAGCAAGTTTAACATATTCTCGCCATGTAAATTTGACCTTCTTTCCATCATCAGTAAGAAGTACATTTACCTCTTGTGCAAGTTCCGCAAAATTAAAAGCGTAACAACTCACTGAACCTAAAGGACTGGAAATTGTATCTGCATTTTTTAAAACTTCTTTGAAATTAGTTTCCATTTTATTTTGTTTTAACGTCTAAAAAATCTAAGAATAATTGTACCAATATTTGTTCCAGTTATGGATTTAATATTTTCAGAAATACTAAACAATTCAGTGGCTGCAATGATGAAGCTTACAGAATAGGTTATTTGCGATGGCAATCCAAATGTTATTCCTGCTCCGTGAAAAATCATTATACCGCAGAAATAGGTCACCACCTTCTGCGAGGTGCGATAAAGCCCTTTGCTGGTTATCGGCTCTCCCCTTTTCTTTGCCGCCATGATTCCCGTGACTGTGTCTGCAAAAACGACAAAGATTGTAAAAATTAAAAAATGTTTTATGGGAAGGAAAAACGAGAATAGCACTCCGCAGCAAATCGAATAGGCAATGCCATCGTAACCAAGTTTAAAAATGTTGTAGATAACTGCTTTCATTATTCAAGTTTTATTAATCTCACATCTCCATCCACCGTTGCAAATTTGCCATCAGCATATTTATACAAGTCGTATTTAATACCGTTAAAGGCAAAGGAAATTTGATTGGTAAATGTAGCTAAAAGTAAGTTGGTAGAAATCGTGTACACCTTGCCATTGTCTGGGTTAAATATAAGCCGTTTGTTTACATTTAACTCAATCTTACCATCAATAATTTCACCGTTAAAATTTAACTTCCAGTCGCCCAAAAACTTTGCCGTATCTCTTTGAGCCGTTGTAAAATAGACAGGCTTACCACTAATTTGAACGTGCAAGTCATTGTAGTAATTAATCCTTTGTACGGCTTTGCCTTTTGTAATCAAAGGCTTTGCATGAATAGCTAACGTGTTACTTTGCCTTTCAGCATCGGTAACAAGGCTTTGAATGGCAGTTGCACTATCGCCCAATATTTGCTTTGAGCCTGTAACAGTGCTATCCGACAAAGTAGTTTGCTGAATAATGTAATAAATGGCTCCTTGCTTTTGAATGTAAACAGTATCCTTTACGACATCTTGCGCAAATGAAAACAAGGGAAGGAATAAAAATAGGTATCTCATTTTATTTATTTTCGAGGTTAATAATTCTTTGTTCAAGGGCTTTGATAAGGGCTTGTTGCTCTTGTATGGCTTTGGTTAATGTTGCAGTAATTGCTCTATAATCAAGTTGTAAATCGCCTGTGCCTGTTGATGATACCGCGTTTGGTATAATGTCAAAAACATCTTGTGCAATAAAACCTACTTCTTTTACGTCACTATCAATTTTTCTATTAGCATCATTATACAAAAATGTAACAGGATTTAAAAGTAATATTTCATTTAATCCAAAAGGACTATTTTCTATTGTATTTTTTAAATTTATATCCGAAGTTGCGGCTTGTAATTTTCCGTTTGCATCTGCTCCTACGTCATTTATACCAGCTAAACTACTAAATGTAGCTGCTCCTGTGGAGGCTATAGTAAGTCTATCTATTCCACCTGTTCTTAAATTTAATGACCCACTATTTTCCCATAAAAGAGTATTGGTTGAATTAAATACTATTGAACGACTTGCAATATTAAAAATTAAATCTAGACCTAAACTAAAATTACCATTAAATGTGACTGTGTTACTAAACGTCTTTGCCCCTCCTACCGTTTGTGTATTTGTTAAATCCACAAAGTTTTGCGTTGCACTTCCCGTTCCACCATTCGCTACAGGTAAAACACCCGTTAATCCTGATGTAATAGAACCGCCAACACGCAGCCATGCGTTGCTCGTTGCCTTTTTATAATGCCACATTATATTTGTCGTGGTATCAAGAACCATGTAAGCCATTGTATCAATCGAAGGCTTTCGCACCGTATCAGTTGCCGCCACGCCCCGAAAAATCAGCCCATCGGCAGTCGTTTGTTCTCCCAGCGTTATCTTTTGGTTTCCATTGCTTGGGTACTGTGCCCATGCAAGGCAAGGCAAAAGGAAGAGGAAAAGGGAAAGGAGTTGTTTCATGTTTATGTTTTTTAGTTGCACGTTTTTTTAATTACAAAGCCTCCTGTGATGTATAACATATCACTTGTGTATGTACCGTTTAAATACAACCACCAAACATCACCAGTTGTAAGTGTATAGTTTACATTGACTTCTTTTAAGTCATATTCATTCATTGCAATTTGACTACCTTGTAATGACATTCCAGTTGTTTGTATTCTTGTAGAATTTCCTGCTTTATAAACACCAATATAATAATCTTTATCACCTGCTGCTGGAGGACAAGTTGAGCAAGTTAAAGCTCTTGCATATATAGAGTCAATACAATAACCATTTAACGTAGTTGGTACAACTAACATATTAAGACCATATTGAGGATCCCACGTTGCAGCACTATTATCTGCTGCACCTGCAAATATCCCTAAATCCCAAACATATCTTTCAGTAGGTACGGTTATAGTTGAACTTAATGTGCCGCTTGTTAAAGATAAACCTGTACCAACCGATACAGTAGATACAGAGTTATCAGATGTTTTTCCCAATATAGATGTAGATGTTCCAGTCGTAGAAGATAATTTTATTGTATTTGCAAATGTTTTAACACCTCCAAATGTTTGTGTAGTTTCATTAACTACACCCTTAACAAATTGACTTGCATCAACAATAGTTATATAAGGACTTACTGTATTATCAGATACATAAATTGGAGCAGCAGCATAAACTCCTGTAACTGTTCCACTGCCTCCACTTGGTATCGCTTGTGTACTTAATAAACCTGTTGAACTTGCCGTAACCATGCGAGTGCCAGAGCCTGCAAGATTAGTTAAAGTGGCTGCGCCTGTAACACCAAGTGTGCCGTTAACATCAAGTTTAAAGGAAGGAGTGTCATCATTTATACCAATATCGCCATTGTAGTTAATGTAAATTCTATTAGTATTTTGTTGACCTATATCGCTTGTATATAATGCTAAAGAATTTCTTTTATTATCGCCACCTTGTTTTGAGTAATTTCTTAAGCCACTTCCAAAAGCAGAAAATTCAACTCCTAAAACATTTGAATTAGCTAAAAATAAATTAGCTGAACTTGAAACTAAATTAGAATCAGGAAATAACATAACTGTACCACCCCTTAAATAAGCACCAACATTTAAAATAGATTGTTCACCTATTCCAACATTAAAAGGCACATAGGTATTTTTACTATATACATTTGTAAAATTTAACGTTGATGTTCCATTTACATTTAACGCTCCTGTCAATGTTCCCCCTGTCAATTTTAAATAAGTTGAATCAGCTAAGCCCGTGCGAAGGTAACTTGAATTGTCATACGTTATACTTGTTCCACTTGCTTTTACAAAGCCTGTGCCGCTTAACTGTGGTTGTTTATTATTAAAAGTAGTCCAATCCGTTGATGTTAAATATCCATTTCTTCCACTTGTTGCACTTAATAATTCAATGATTGGAGTGGTAGTTGTATTTAAAATAGATAAAGGATTTCCACTTGTTGCGGAAACCGTTACACTTGTTACAGTACCATTACCACTTCCTACTCCTGCTCCTATGGCTGTACGAAAGTCAGTAGCAGATAAAGCCGAAACACTATTGTCAACATTAAACCTTGGGAAAGTAATGGCTGAAGGATTAGTTAATGTAAATATTGACTGTCCAATAGTCGAACCTCCTAAACTTGTTCGACCTGTAGATGCAATTAAATCAGTGCTACCTCCATCCCATTTTAGTCTGTCGGTAAATGCGGTATTCCAATTACTCGAATTATTTGTGATTGAAGATGCCCAAGTTGTGCCCGTAGATAGTGCAATGCCTGCCTCTGGATAGATTGGATTTCCTCCTTGAGCCGAACCGACCGAACCAATACCGCTAACCGTTGCAACCGTATAATTAGCACCTACTTTAAAAGATGTCGAAACAATGGTAATTTTATTTGTGTCAGTTAAATTATACTGGTCATTGTTTAAAAGTTGTCCATTCCTAAATACCAAAATATAAGCCTTTAATTGGATAGGAAATTTAGGCGTTATTGTCCACGTCAAAACACTTGATAAGGCTGGTTGATATTCTTGTTTTAAAATCTTTATGGTATCGCCACCAATGGCAACGTTTATTGAATCCTGTAACCTTGCGTAAATGGTTGACGTATCTAAACGCAAAGTTCCCGTCGTTGTTATTGTTCCTCCAAGCAAGCCGAAGCCTGAACCTACACTTGTAACCGTGCCCGTTCCTTTTGTATCTATTCTATTTGATAATGAAGCCGTGTCGGTTGCATTTAATTTTGATGCAAACCTTGTAGTAAGGTTTAATAAAGTAGTATCGGTTAATTCCATTAATACAGATAAATCAGCAGACACTGTACCCGTGGTTGTTATTGGGTTAGGTGAAACAAGTATTCCCGTACCACCTGAAATTGAAGTAAGGCTTCCCGATCCTCCGCCACTTCCTGCACCACCACCACGGGGAAATATTACCGTGTAATTATCGTTAACTTTGAATGATGAAGCTGAAATAACCACGCTTGTTGACGTTGGTACGGTGTATTGAGAAGGTAATAAGATTTGTCCGTTGCGATACACTTGAATAAAGGTAACTCCCCCAGGAATTAAAGTGTCTGTTTGTGTCCAAGTTAAAGTTGACGTTGTTACGCCTGTGGTATAATCCTGTCTTGCATATAATCGACCAGTTGTATCTGCGTATGCTTTAGTTGCATAGTTGGCTAACATCGCAGCCGTATCACTTACTAAAAGAGTTGGCGTTGTATCTCTCCATAATCCACCAGAATAATATAAAGAAGCATTTGAAACGGGGGAAGAAATAGCCAAATCATGAAGCTCACTTAATTTATAACCCGATGCCACCCTTATTGCTATTGTACCATTATTTGAGGAGGAGTTAATACAAAATCCTATTGGCATATCAAGGTTAGGTGCAACAGGTTCAACGTCTGTCCAAACACCTGCCACCGATGGCGAAGGGTAAAGAATAGCACCAGCCGCAAAGGTATCAGTGTTAACTTGCCTTATCTTGCCAAAGGAAATAACATAGCCATCTTCTCCATTAGTTAAATCGTGTGCGGTTATTCCTAATAGCAATTTTGCATCTATTGTGCCATTTGCTATGAACTTTGCAACTGTTATTCTGCCACTTGCTCCAACCGTGCCATTAGCATAAACAAGACTTCCTTTTGTAATGGTTGAGCCTGTCTGATTCTTGACAAGCCAAAAGTTTTTAAATCCTATTTCATTGGGCACAGCATCATACATTCCCAGTACAACCGTACCTAATTCATAATCCCATCGCATTTTTGCAGTGTCAACATTGTTAGGTGAAACACTTGTATCAAAAAATAAAGAGTCAACAGGCTGCGTAAATGATCCGCCACCTACTAAAGATGCCCAGGCACCTTGTTTCCAAACATATATACTTCCCGTTACACTATCTAAGACTAAATAGGCTTTTACATTCTTATCTGCATAGCTTGTCGGCTTAGTTACTGTATCAGAAGCAAGACCTCTCCAAACCAACCCGTTTCCAGAAGTATTAAAACCAAGTCTTTGCTTGTTGCCTGTGATTGGATAGGGAATGGAATCCATAGAGGCATAAGATATTCCTGCCACCAAAAGAAAAGCAATAACAAGTCCTTGCCGTTTGTTGCCTACTTTGTCAATGGCTTTGCCGATAAACTTGCGCCCAATGCCCATTATTAATTCATTGGCTAAAACCTTGGCAATGTTTCCAACGGCTTTTAAAAACTTCCTTTCTTTCTTTGGTGCTTTTATCTCTTCCATTATATTATGTTTATTGCAAAGACAATATAATTACTGCCATCGTAATGTGTGTTAATATCTATCGTAATAGTAGCAGGTGCCGTTATTACATATTGACTGTCTATTAATTTCTGACCATTTTGGTAAACATGGATAGCAGCATTTAAATTAGTAACTGGCAACACTCCATTATTTTGTGTCCAGGTTAAAACATTGGATGAAGCTGCAATAAATTCTTGATTGAATATTGATACGGCAGAGCCATTTACTGTAACATTATTTATTGTTTCTGTGACATTATTATTTACCACACCGCCACTGCCTGCATTGTTTGCAACGTCGGCAAAGTCGCGAGGTTTTGATAATACTGTTCTTTCGGTGTAATTAGGCATCCAATTCTATTTTAAAGTAATCACCTTGCCAAATCTCTGTTTTTAAATCAAAACTACCTCTTTCAAAAACGTAATATCCGGATGAATATTCTATGACCTTGTGAGGAAGGTAAGGATTGTCAACTGATAAATTTTGAAATGGCATATCAACCATGCGTAACTTTGGTGTGAGCTGTCCGCGTATTACTTCATTTACTAATAATTGTGTGACATTGTTAAAGCCTGATCCGCTGCTTACATCCCATGAGCTGCTATTTTCATAGGTGCCAGATTCTAATACTTTTAATCCTCCATCCGTTGTTTTACTCGGCCCATCGCCAAGGTATGTGTCAAGGCTAAATATAGTGGATGATTTATCGTCATTGTCAGAGCCATATTCAAGGATGTCACTTTGCCCAGAGACTGCACCAGTAGGAAGAAATTCAAGATAATTACTGCTTAATAAATATGATATACTAAAATTACCAGACACATTTGTTCCTGCCTCATTTCTCATATTTTTTAAGCGCATCTCCCATACATACTCTGCACTCTCTGGAATGTTTAAGGTATCAAATGTGATAGTTTTATAAGCAACAAAAGCAGCATCTGCTGTTATTGTTTCCGTATTAAACTCATATTCGTAAAATGTATTTTCCCAACTTGCAGCGTCTAATATAAAATTAAAACCATTAGTGTAAGTTACATTTCTTTTTAAATACTTATTTTCCTGCTTTACCTGTAATGATTTAATTTTGCCAGTAAAACCTGGAGATGATAAACTATCTAATTGTAATGTATCTGTGTTAGTTGATAAAATTACATAGTCATAATCACCACTTTCTGTAATTGTTTTTGTAACACCACCTAAACGTAGTCTAAGGCTACCACTATTTTCAATATCAACTTTAATTTTAACATAATACTTTCTACCAGATGTAACTGTAAAAGTAGTGTAGTATGCTACCGTTGCTATTATTGTACCTTCAAGTATTCCATTATTAATAAACCAACCGCTGCCCAATGTCCAGTTAGCAT